GATGGACACTTATACAATAGGGGACTGGGTAAAGCTAGAAGGTGAAGAAGACTCTTTTCATATAGTAGCTGTTGCTGACAACAGTGGTTTTATTAAGGTAGAAGATATAAGCGGGCACACCTTTGCAATAGACCAGAGTGCAGTGACCAAGAAGCTTACAAACGAAGAGATATATGGGTTTGAAAACAAGCAAAATGAAGGACTATAAACCCTTGCCAGACAGTTTGTCCGTTGAAAAGTCCAGCATACATGGATACGGCTTATTTGCTTTGGAGGACATTCCCAGCGGAACGGAGCTGGGAATAACCCATCATCATCTTTGGGATGAGGTAGTCAGGACACCTTTGGGTGGATTCATCAATCACTCTAATAATCCGAATTGCAGATTAGAAAGAATTATAGCTACATCAGTATTATATACAACCATACCTATTAAAAAAGAAGAAGAGTTAACGCTGACCTATAAAATGTATAAGGTAGAATAATGTTCATAACAAAGAAAAAGCACGAAGACATTCTTGCCCGCCGGACTCTTGATGGCTTAGAGGCGCGTCACGGGGTTATTTTGATATTTGGTGAGCTTATAGAGAATATGAGAATAATATTTGACAAGCACTCAAAGAATCATATGGGAAACAAGAGGGCTCTCACCAATATTTTTAATTTACTGGATAAATATGGGGAGGCAGTAGATAGTATGGAAGGAGAAATTAAATTAGAAGATGAACAAGAAAGAAAAGATAAAGGGTAGAGGTAGGCAACATCTCTTGACTACAGAAGAAGTTTGTGAATATTTTCGTATTACAAGACAGACTCTGTATAACTGGAGACAAATAGGTCTACCTGTAAAGGTTCAGTTTCAGAGAAAGTTATTATTTTCAATAGGAGATGTTACTAGGTGGATGAACAATTATGGTAAAGCCACAGGCTAAGTGGATCACAAAAAAGCGTACGCAATCGGGTGTATACATAACCATTGCAGAGGGAAGGACACGCAAAGAGCTCATTGATAGACTAAAACAGGATTCAGAAACATACAGAGAGAGAGGCTATAGAGATGGGAAGAAAAAGGCTAACTGACACTGATTTATATGATAAAGAGTGGTTTCAGTTATTAGAGTTAAAATATAAATCATTTTGGGAATATTTATTAAAAAAGTGTGATCATGCTGGTATTTGGGATGTAAATACCCGGCAGGCAGAATTTCAGATAGGGGCTAAGTTTGATCGTGGGGAGCTATTAGAGACATTTAAGAACCGAATAATTGAGCTTGAAGCAGATAAGTGGATTGTTAAGAAGTTTATATATTTTCAATACGGTAAAGAGTTAAACCCTTCCAACAGGGTACATGGTTCCGTGTTAAAAATTCTAGAAAAGCACGGATTGGAGCTTATTGATGGAATACCTGTTTTGCATGATACGAAGCAGTCCAAAAAGGTTTCAAAAGCAACAGGGAATGTATCTAATCGGGAGGGTTTTTCAGTACCTACTATAGAAGAAATTGCTGTATATTTCAAAGAGAAAAAGCTTAAAAATCATAAAAGAGAGGCAGAAAGGTTCTGGAACTTTTATGAATCAAAGGGCTGGTATGTTGGTAAGGGTAAGATGAAGAGTTGGACAGCAGCAGCCACCGGATGGAAGATGAGAGCAGAAAAGGGCTCAGACAGGACATACATTGAAGAAGGTCACGATGAGGACATAGATTGGTAGAAAAGAAGTTTAATATTGGTGATGATGTTGTACTAAAAAAGACGGGAATGCGTTACAAGATTGTTGCAAAGGGTACTGACGGTCAATATTTCTTAAAAGATATATGGGCAAAGAAACAAAGCAGGTTTACAGCAGTAAAATCCGGTGAAATAAGGGAGAGAAAGAGTGAAAGTACTACGAATTGAAGACCCTCCAGATGACTTATATGACAAGATTGCAAAGATGGCTGAAAGGTTTGGTGCAAAGGCAGTGGTCGTTACCGATAAGGTTATTATACGCAATGACGAAAATGTTTATACTTATAGGAGCACTAATCATGACAGCCTTTGGAATGCTCTTGCTTATGCTTTTAGAACCGATCAAATACGAAATTGGTTTGTGGTGGAAAAAGACAAAGAAGAACCGACAAAGTTAAGGGCTATAGAGGATGAAATCTTAATATATTGATGGGAGTATATCCAGAGACACAAGAACGGGGCACCGATATGACAGTAAAGTTTTGTAAAAGCTGCTCAAGATGTTGGGAAAAGACAGAATATCAATCTTATACTGGTGATCATCATATAATATATTACCAAAAAGGTACTTTACCGACCATTGGTAAGATGAGGGAAATTTGCAGGAAATGTTCAGGGAAGCAAAAACAAAATAAAAGCGCAAGTGAAATTAAAGCAGACTAAAGCGCGAGTGAAAGCAAAGCAAGTGGGACTGGCGGGCGGAGGTAACCGCCCTGCTTCCTCGCTTGAAGCTGCTACTGAGGGCGTTGTTGACTGTAGTGTCTGTCGTGGTGACTTTGATCTTGATAGTGAGGGTGGAATATCTGGATACTTAGGTATCTTGCCTGTTTATTTCTGTCCTACCTGTCTTTCTGGTATAACAGATTTGGTAAACCAGCTAAATGACTTTGAACAATAGTTTAGATATTTTAACTACGAGAGGTCAGCTATCGCTTGAGCATGAAAATAAAATGTTATTTACTATTAAAGAAAAATATAACGTTGATATTATAGCAACTAATAAAAACAAACCATGCCTATGTGATGGATTTACGACACGGGATAATGTAATCACGGGTTTATTTGAGAGTAAGTGCAGAAATGCATCATTAGAAGATTTTAAGAAATGGGGTTCATGGCTTATAACTTATAAAAAAATTGACGGATTAGCGTGGCTTTCCAATAAATTATGTGTGCCAGCAATTGGTCTTTTGTACTCGATACCTGATGATACTATATTGATGTGGGAAATAACCAATAGTGAGGGAGATTATTTGTTTAAATTTAATGTAGAAAAAACAGTAACTCAGGAAACCGTAAATGGTGGCACAATAGAGAGGGAGAACGCTTTTCTTCCGATGAAGAATGCAAAGATAATAAGTTAACGAGTAAAAAATGGAACATAATATATTAGTTACAATCAGTGAACATTTAGATTTAATGAAGAGAAAAAAGAACTATTTTGGTTTATGTCCATTCCACTACGACAAAACCCCGTCTTTTGCTGTCTATCCAGACAGGAATATGTTTCATTGTTTTGGTTGTGGTGCGGAGGGGGACTCTAATGATTTTATAGAGAAACTATGCTTATTGGCTTGGGTACGTTTAAGACATACGGCATAATGAGCGAAAGCAAACAAAAAAAAGGAGAGAGAAAATGAACTGTAAAAACCCAAAAGACTGGAAAACAAGCAACCCTGTGGAAGATGTAGAGAAATTTGGACTAATAAGGAACTATGAACCAAACTATAAGCATAGAGGGGCAATAAAAAGAGAAACACTTGATTTACAGGTACAACAAGTTCAAACAATCCATAAGAACTTTCCCCACGTTCGGTTTTACGGATTCCATAAGGCAGCTAAGGAGTTTGCAGAAAAGCACTATGGTTGTATGTGGGACTATGATAAATGTGGAAGGCTACCTGACGGTTATTTCTTTAACTATCCAGAATCAGAGGTTCATCCTGATCTTCCTTGGAATCCTGCGATATTTATAATCGAAATAGAAAATTACTCAAGAGTAGACGATATAAGGACAATGGATTATATTCATTGGTGGAATTTCTTTGATTTTATAGAACAGACTGATCTTCATATTATGGAGTTTAACAGGTTTGGTGAATTTCAAAGGGATATAATTAAAGAAACGCATGACAAGAGGGAGAGTATTGAAATACTGAAAATACCAACCATGTCTCTCTCTCCTGTTCCAGACTGTGCCTAAATTTAGTCCACATACCGGGAAACAGGCGGAGTTTCTTAAAGCCACTTCCGACTGGGTTTTTTACGGAGGAGCCCGGGGTGGGGGCAAGTCTCTCATGCTTGCATGGAAAGCTGCTCTCACCCCACGGAAATGGAGGTATAAGTACGGCTCTGGTGAGATATCACACAGAGAATACCAGACAATGATAAAGCTGGGTAAACAGCCTAAAATCATAATAGATAAAATCAGCATAGATTACCCGGATTATATTGCTTTACTTGTCAGGAGAACATTCCCCCAGCTTGAAAGAAACCTGAAGCCAGAATGTGATAAGCTATATAGATTATATAACGCCACTTGGCAGGAGAGAAACAAATGTTATCAATTCCCATCTGGAGCCAAAGTTTACCTTGTTCACTGTCAAGACCGCAGGGCTTTAGATAACTATATCGGGGGGAATTATAATTTTATCGGGATAGATGAAGCCAATCAATTCCCTGAGACGTGGGTTGAAGAGCTTTCCACATCCGCCCGTACAGACAACAAAGAGTTAAAACCCCAGATATGTCTAACCAGCAACCCCGGTAATATTGGTCATGTCTGGCTTAAAAGAAAGTTTGTTGAAAGATGTGAACCTGTTCCTGATGAGAAAATATATAGTGATACCTTTGATGTTGAGTATATGAAGACAAAATCTGGCAGACCGTATAAAGACAGCGAAGGAATAACATGGCAGTTTATACCAGCTACTGTCTTCGATAATCCGACAATATTGAATAATGACCCTATATATGTGAGAAGGCTTAAAAAATTAAATCCAATACTGCGCTCCATGTGGCTTGAGGGAAGATGGGATGTTTTTGCTGGAACCTTTTTTGATAACTGGAGTATGACACATCATGTAATACCGCAGGAGAAGTTCCAATATGACAAGCACTTTAAGAGAGGGACTCACTCATTTTACAGGTTTTATGATTATGGTACAAAGGCTCCTTTTGTGTGTTTATTTGCTGCGGTAAATGAAGAAGGCGTTATGGTCATATTTGATGAAGTGGTAGAAACAGGATTGTCTGCATCACAGCAGGCACGGCTTGTTACCAAGCACGCTTGGAAGAAATACAAATTAAGGGCTACTGATTTTGATGAAGAGATTGCAGACCCCTCTTATTGGACGAAGCATGCAGCTGGTGAAGTTTTCTATTCCCCGGCTATGTATTATGAGGACGAAGGCATCTCTCTTTCTAAGGGAAATAACGATAGAAAAGCGGGCGCAAAAGTAGTGTATGAAGGGTTCAATATACCCAATGAGGGTGTCCCGCGCATAAGTTTTACAGAAAACTGTTTGTATTCCATTGAAACAATACCGAATTTACCATCTGCTGAAAACAACCCAGAAGACATAGATACCAAAAGTGAAGATCACGCTTACGATGCACTAAGGTACGGTTGTATGAAGCTGTTGTTTGGTTTATTACCATCCTATCCGAAGGAAAAAAAGGGATGGAGAGAAGAGATGCTTAAAGAGAGAGGAGGCGCAAAAGGTGAAAACTGGAAAACTCTATGAGTTACGAATCCAAGGGTGCAAACACAGACCCGCGGTCAGACAAAGTAATAAAATGTTATAACTTTTCCAAGGAAGCGTTCGAAAACGCTAGACAGGGCAGTGAAAAGTCTGTCCGTTATATAAACAACGAATCTTGGTCATCCTCAGAAACCGCTGCTGCCACAAAGCACGGAAAGCCCGCCCTTAAATATAATATTATAATACCTATCCTTTCTACCTTACAGGGTAACGAGCAGCTGAATCGTAGAAGGGCATCTTTCAAACCAACCACAATCCCTTCTGTTGATATAGCGAATATCGTACAGGGAAGATGGAATGCTATTAACGATGAAGAAAATCTTGAAGAAAAGATACAAATAGCATTCATAGACGCGCTCTCTACAAGGGTTGGCGGCTGGATAGAGAGAACATTTGAGATAAACAGCGAAGGTTATCTTGATTTCTGTTATAGGGTTGTAAACAATATGCGTGTTTTTGTTGATCCTGAGACCCGTGCCAGCGACTTCAGGTTAAAGAATTGTCGTTGGATTATTAAAGAAGGCTGGGAAACTCTTGATGTTATTAAGAGTGAGTACGGTTTGAAGCCAGAGGATTACAAGAACGAACAAAGGGTTAACTGGTGGAATCAACTTATAAAAACATTCCAAAGATTTAAAGATGAGATATATTCATCTGATACAGAAAATTACGATAAAGAAAATGACCGATACAAAGTTCTTGAAATGCAGGAGCGTGTCACTCAGAAGGTCTACAGGGTTTTTGATGGAGAGGCTTATTATAACTTAGAACCGAAGGAATTTGCTGCCGCAGCTAAGGAGACTCCCCAAATACAGAAGATAGCTGAACTTGATGAAGATAGAATACATGTAACAGTTATCATCCCATTTTTTGAAGACGCTGTCCTGATAGATGCTGACATGCCCAGCAAGATAGCTACATTTACTTTATTCCCGGTATTTTCATATAATTACAATATACAAGTTTCTGAACAGACCTCTCTTGTTGACTTGCTTATTGATGTACAGGACGATATCAACAAAGGAAAATCGCAGGTGCGCGACTATGTAACCCAGATACTATCTGGCGGTGTATATATAGACAAAAGGGAAAAAGAAGCCATTAAACAGCTAAAACAAAAGGGTAACCAGCCCGGTCAGGTATATGAACTGCTTAACCCTGCCAACCCCCCTCAGAAAATGCCAATGGGAAATGTTCCCCCGGATATCATGTTAAATGCTGAAAATTCTTATAATTATGCACAGCGGGTATCTTTAATAACGGAAGCCATGAGGGGAGAATCAGCACGATCTGGAGAATCTGGTGTTTTATTCCAGCGTAAAGTTCAGAGGGCTGCGGCTGCGATTAACCCCTATTTTCACAATATATCTAAGCTTAGAAAGGCTTTAGCGGAAGATTTTATAGATAATTTTGCATACGTTTATGCTGAGGACGACAGGGTTATAAATATAAAGCAGACCAAAAACATATATCAGGAAGTAATAGTAAATCTAAATATGGCTGGCAAAGTAATTAACGAAGTCAGCAACCCCTCAGTTTTCGTAGAGTTAGATGAAGGTGAAGATAATATTACGCAGAAAGAAGACGATTTTAACTCTATGCTTGCTCTTATAAATATAATAGCTGGTATAAACCCGCAACTTGTTGATATAGAGTCACTTGTGGCGAATGCTCCAATACAGGGTGCAGATAAAATGGTTGAATATATACAGCAGGTCAAGGAATCTCAAGCTGGAGCCGCTGAACAGCAAAGACAAATAGATACTACNAAGGGTGTTCTTGATAATTTAAAGACCGAAAGAGNNATGGTNACCGACCAAGAAAAGTTGAAACTGGAGANTGAAAAGGTAAAGGCAGCANGNGCTNCGAAGGNNTAATGTTTATAATACCAAAAACCAAGGTTAAGCAAAAAACTTCTNCGAAGCCGGAGTTNCCAAAAGCACAGTCNTTNCAGTCAAGGGATATTTATAGAATTATTCTAGAAAGCAAAAATAGAGGAGCGAAAAATGCCAGCAGGTAAAGGAACGTACGGAAGCAAAGTAGGAAGACCACCTGAAAAGAAGAAAAAGGCACCTAAACGCAAGGCGATGACGAGCCTGAAGAAGATGACAACGGTGCCATTTAAGAAATTAGAAGTTAGAAAATTGAAAAAAGTCAAATTGAAAAAGAAAAAAAAAGAGACGTGGAAAGTTCCACCGGGAATGAGACCGGACGTTTCAATTAAATAAGGGGAATAAAAATGGACGAAAACACAGAACAAGAAATTTTAGACGAAGATTCTTCGTCTGATACAATAACAGCTGAGGATGATGCCTCGGTTGTAGAAGAAGATGGTGAATTATACCTACGGGTAGACGCAGAAGAAGAAGGCTCAGAAGAACCTGAAGAGGAACCAGAGGAATCTGGAGAATCCCAAGAAGGAAAATCAGCCGAACCTGAAGAGTCTGTTGACGCGACAACGGTAAAAGAACCAGAAGCGTACCGGGAAAAATCCCGGGACGAGCTCATCGGAATGCACCAAGATGCTACCAAGAAAATTGGCAAGCAGGGTACAGAAATTGGAGAGCTAAGGGAGTCCGCGAAAGTTGAGAACCTCACGGATGAAGAAGTTTATGAAAAATTATCTTCATCTGACGTTGCTCATGGCTTAGAGGTCGAAAAAGTCAAGCTAATGGAATTGGAAACATATGAGGAAGGATACGATAAGCAGCGGAATTTAGTTGCATCTCTGGAGAAGGATTTTATTGCGAAAAAAACGGAAGAGGAAATCCAGAAGAGGTTTGCAGCGGCAGACAACCAGCAGTTCATTGAAAAGCAAAAAGAGCGATTCAAAGAACAGAAGGTTGAGCTAACTGACGATGAGTTTACCAAAGTCACTGAAAATGCAAAAGTTTATGTTGAAGACGGCAGGCTGACAGAAAGGGCTTATCACAAGTCCTTAATTGACCAGTTTGGCGTTAATATGGTTGTAAAAAACTTTAGCATGGAAGGTGAGAAAAAGGCTCGTAATGATATCAGTAAAGCAGACAAAAAGAAAAGCACAACCCTTAACGTCCAAGGTTCCGGCAAAGGTTCGCGTTTAATTCGAATCGGTGATATGGGACGGCGGGAACTCAGGAGTAGGCTTGACAATTTGTCTACTGATGAACTTAACGAGCTTTATAAACGTGTTAACAAATAAATAAGGAGATGTTATAAATGGAAACTTCTCAAAGCTGGATTGCGAATGTCGAAATTCTGAACGCACAGCTTCGTAAGGAGTCATGGTACAATACCTTTTGGTCAAAGTTTGCGGGTTCTGTAAAAGTATCCCAAGACGACAACGGTAATCCTGTATATGCCCCTTCCGGAAAGCCCATTGAAATCCTGAATGCTTTTATTCAAGAAGGAAGAGACAATATGTTAATTCCTTTCCTGAAAGAGCTTACCGGGTCTCCGGTTTTTGGTGATACAGTTCTTAAAGGTACTGGTGAAGATCAAACAATGCATTGGCTTCGCAGCTATGTAAACCAGTATCGTAAGGCTGTAATGAAAAAATCCGGTTCAATGAGCGAACAGCGTCAGAAAATATTCAAGCTCTATGAAGCTGCCAAACCTCAACTCTCAAAATGGTTTTCCAAGTTCGAAAATCAGGCTATTTTTGAAACATTCTATCAGGGTGTTTCCCCGAATTTAAGTACCGGGACAACGTCTGATGGGCTCGGACTTGCAATGCGATTGCATCCTAACTGGTTCTATGTGTCTCACGCTACGAGTGGTGCGCTTACAACTATTGGGTCAGTTAATACCACTAAAACGGTATCGGATGTTGATACAATTGTTGCTGCCGGAAGTCAGGCGGTGATACATGGCAAAGCGTTGCAGACATTGCGTGTTAAATGCATGACTCAGCGGATTCCGCAGATTGTTACAAAATCTGGGTTGCCTTTCTGGGCATTGCTTGTTCATCCGGAACAAATGAAAACCTTACAGCAGGAATCTGTATTCCTCGCTGCCCAACAGGCAGCATTCACAGGCAAGGCATTAGACCTTCCTGAGTTGGCAGGTGCACAGGGATTCTATGCTGGTTTCGCCATATTTGAAGATATAGTTGGCGTAAGAAAATGGGATAATACGGCGGCAGTTGGTCAGGAGTTCTTCGGCGCAACTACAGCAACAAGACTAGCACCAGATGCTTCTTCTCCGGGTAACGCGAATTACAATGCTATTGTATTTGGAAACAGTTCTATTGGCAAGGGTGTTGCCAAGGACTTGCACTTCACAAATGAAGTGGATGACCATGAGAACACCATTGAAGTCGGTGGAGCTGCTATTAACGGATACAACAGAGCTGATTTTTTCTCTGATACTAATTCTGCTGAAAGCGGATCGTATGCTTTTAAAAAGAATGAATCTGCGGCACATTACTGTGCTGAACTTTCGAGTACAAATCAAAGCTCATTAGTATTGATGACAGCGTAAGGAGGATGAATAATGGCTAAAACAAGTATTGCTAATTGGAGAGCATCCGGCGGTGCGTTAGACATATCTGCTTCTCATGGTGGTAATGGTACTATTACAGAGTGTGTAGCAC